GATTAAGGAATACTATGTAAAGTATGAATCAACCCCTAACTTCGAAACTCTCGAACAAATTATCAAGTCTGAAGTTTCTCAAGAATTAGTTGCCAAAATTGTTTTAGATACACTTAAACAAGTTAAAGACGCTCCATTCGAAGGAACACAGTTTGTTCAAGAAAAGGCTTTGAAATTCTGTAAACAACAAGAACTTCAGAAGGCTATGGATAAGGCTCAAAAAATCATCACTCAAGGTGACTTTGAATCTTATGATAAAGTGGAGGGGTTAGTTAGAGAGGCGTTACAGGTTGGTGAAATAGAGAAAGGTCAAACAGACATTTTCTCGGACTTAGAGACAGTATTAGATGAGGACTATAGACACCCAATACCTATGGGAATACCAGGTATTGACAAACTACTTAAGGGTGGTTTAGCTAAAGGTGAGATTGGTGTAATCCTTGCACCAACAGGTGTGGGTAAAACTACAATCTTAACGAAGATTGCTAATACTGCATTCAACTTGGGGTACAATGTCCTTCAGGTATTCTTCGAAGACAATCCAAAGATTGTTCAGAGGAAACACTTCACAATATGGACAGGTATTCCACCTGATGAGTTGGCACATCATAAAGAAGAAGTGATGTCAAAAATTACTGAAGTACAAGAAACAATGAAAAACAAACTTGTATTAAAGAAATTGGCATCTGATACTATGACAATGAACCAACTTAAAAATCAGGTTAGAAAAATGATTGCGGATGGAAACAAAATTGATATGATTATGTTAGATTATATTGATTGTGTATTACCTGAATCATCATCTAAAGATGAGTGGAAAGCTGAGGGTTCGGTGATGAGAGGATTTGAAGCGATGTGTCACGAACTTAATTTGGTTGGTTGGACAGCAACTCAAGGAAATAGAAGTTCCATTTCTTCAGAAGTTGTTACTACTGACCAAATGGGTGGGTCAATTAAGAAGGCCCAAGTTGGACACGTTATCATTACGGTGGCAAAAACACTTCAACAAAAGGAGATGAATTTGGCAACAATTGCGATAACGAAATCACGTCTTGGAAAAGACGGGGTGGTGTTTGAGAATTGTAAATTCAACAACGAACTCCTTGAAATTGACACTGAAAGTTCTGTAACATTCTTAGGCTTTGAAGAACAACAAGAAGAGAAAAAGAGAGACAGAGTTAAGGAGTTGATGGAAAAAAGAAAACAGAAAGAACAACAACAAAAACAACAATTATAAAACACACAATTAATTATGGAAAAAATTTTAGAAGAAAATCCGAATAGATTCGTCATTTTCCCTATTGAACACAATGATATTTGGGAATTTTATAAATCTCACCAAGCGGCTTTTTGGACTGCGGAAGAAGTAGATTTGACAAATGACATTAGAGATTGGAATAATCTAACTGAAAATGAACAATATTTCGTCAAGAATATTTTATCATTCTTTGCCGCTTCTGACGGTATCGTAAATGAAAATCTTGCGGAAAACTTTGTTAAAGAAGTACAATATCCTGAAGCAAAATTCTTCTATGGATTTCAGTTGATGATGGAAAACATCCACAGCTTGATGTATTCATTGTTGATTGATACATACATCTCAAATGAGAAAGAAAAACAATTATGTTTCACTGCATTAGATAATTTACCTGCGGTACAGAAGAAGGCGAAGTGGGCTCTTGATTGGATTAAGAACTCTACCTTCCAAGAGAGACTCGTTGCATTTGCCGCGGTTGAAGGTATATTTTTCTCAGGGTCATTCTGTTCAATCTTTTGGTTGAAATCAAGAGGTATTATGCAAGGATTGTGTAATGCAAACAGTTTGATTTTCAAAGACGAGAACCTCCACTGTGACTTCGCAATTCACTTGGTTAACAATCACTTGGAAAACAAACCATCTGAAAAAAGAATTAAAGAAATTCTATTGTCCGCTTTGGAGATTGAAAAAGAATTTATTACTGAATCACTACCAGTTTCACTTATCGGTATGAACTCCAATCTTATGAAACAATATTTGGAATTTATCACTGACCAATTGTTGGTTAAGTTTGGATGTAAAAAAGAGTTCAATGTAGAACAACCATTCAAATTTATGGAACAGATTGCGGTTGAAACAAAAGGTAACTTCTTTGAGTCTAGAACAATGGAATACCAAAAGGCTAAACTAAACGAAGAATTATCATTTGATTCTGATTTTTAATTTAATACTTTTATATCTATGATGTCATTAAAAATTAAAAAGAGAGGTGGGGAAGATGTTGCATTTAATCCTCAAAAAATTTACAACAGAATTAAAAGAGCTGCGAAAGGGTTAACCGTAAACTCTGACGAAATATTCATTAAGGTGATTACCTCAGTGCCAACTGAAGGTAACATAACAACAAAAGAGTTAGATAAACTTGTGTATGAAATTGCTGCGGCATATACTGGTAGTCACTATGATTATTCAAGACTAGCAGCATCGGTTGCGATTTCATCCTATCATAAAGAAACTGACCCAAGTTTTTATAATGTAATGCATACATTACACGTTGATGGTGTAGTACACGATGATTTGATGGTAAAGATTGAAGAGTATGGTCCGTCCAAGATTGACGAAGTTATCAATCATGAAAATGACTATAACTTTGATTACTTTGGTTGGAGATCTTTACAAGAAATGTATCTATTGAAAACTCCAGAGGGTAGAGTAATTGAAAGACCACAACACATGTACATGAGAGTAGCTTTGTGGGTAACCAATACTTTTGAAGAGGCGGTTGAATACTATGAGTCACTATCGAGTCAACGTATTTCCAAGGCGACACCAATTATGATTAACTCAGGAACAAAGGTTCCTCAGTTGGCTTCTTGTGTATTACACTATAACAACTCCGACTCTAGAGATGGTTTGTTGAAAACTTTGAATGATATTTCAACATATTCATCAGACGCAGCAGGTATTGGATTATCGATGTCTAACATCAGAAGTAAAGAAAGTCGAATTACATCTTCAGGTGGATTTGCTGGTGGTTTGTTGAAGTATTTGAAGATTGTTAATGAATCACTAAGATTCTTTAATCAACAAGGAAGAAGACCTGGTAGTGCCGCAATCTATTTGGAACCATGGCATAAAGATATTTTCGACTTGTTGGATATTAAAAAGAATACAGGAGCTGAAGAATTGAGGGCGAGAGACTTATTCACAGCATTATGGATTCCTGATAACTTCATGAGAGCGGTTAAGAATAATGAAGATTGGTACTTATTCTGTCCTAATGAAATTCTTAAAGCGGGCATCAAACCTTTACAGGAATGTTATGGTGATGAGTATGAAAGAAATTATCAGAAAGCGGTTGATTTGGGACTTGGTCGTAAAGTGAAGGCTCAAGAAATTTGGAGTAAAGTCATTGAGTCTCAAATTGAGACTGGGGTTCCTTATCTATGTGCTAAAGATAGTGCTAATAAGAAAACAAACCATCAAAACATTGGTGTGATTAAACAGTCTAACCTATGTAATGAAATTTATCAGTATACTGATGAAAGAACCACTGCGATTTGTACTTTATCTTCAATTGTGTTGAAAAACTTTATTGTTGATGGTAAGTTTGATTACAACCTATTAATTCAAGAAGTAAGAAAAGCGGTTAGAGCTTTGAATAATGTTATCGATAAAAATAATTATTCTACTGAAAAAGGTCTGAAAGGTGGTCTTGAACAAAGAGCAATTGGAATTGGAGTACAAGGATTAGCAGATGTGTTCTGTCTTTTAGACTATGTTTTCACTTCTGACGACGCCAAAACGTTGAACAAGAATATCTTTGAATCAATTTATTTCGCGGCAGTTACTGAGAGTAATGATTTGTGTAAGAAAGGTATTAGAAAACCTTATGAGTTCTTCAAAGGTTCTCCAATGTCAAAAGGTATTTTCCAATTTGATATGTGGGGTATAAATGATTCTGATTTATTTTTAGATTGGGAAACATTGAAAAAAGATGTTCAAGAATATGGAGTTTGTAATTCATTGTTCACCGCTCAGATGCCAGTTGCGTCATCTGCTAAGATTACAGGTTCTTTTGAAATGACTGAACCAGCTCACTCAGCACTATTCAATAGACGAGTTGTAGGAGGTGAAATTATGATTGTGAACAAATACTTGATTAATGATTTTGAGAAGATTGGTATTTGGTCTGAGGATTTGAAAAATGAAATTATTTTGAATGAAGGGTCGATTCAAAATATTAACTTTAATCAGTATCTTGATATTGAAGATAAAAACTATAACAAAAAAGTTAAAAGGATTGAACACTTGATTCCAAAATACAAAACTATTTGGGAGATTTCACAGAAAGAATTGATTAATATGGCGGCGGACAGAGCACCATTTGTTGACCAATCTCAATCGATGAACATTTATATGTCAAATCCGACATTGTCAAAGATTACTTCATCACATTTCCATTCATGGGAAAAAGGATTGAAAACTCTTTGTTATTATGTTAGAACAAAGGCAATTTCTACAGGTGCTAAACACTTAGCATTGGATATGTCAAAGGTACAAAAACCAAAACCTGTTGTAGAAGTTCCAAAGGTTGATTATAGTAGTATGAATTTACCGCCAAAACCTGAAGGAATTGAAATCGAATGTTTCGGTTGTTCTTCATAATTAAATAATTAATCCCGATATATATCGGGATTTTTTATTTTGGGCTATTTATAAGGAAAAACAAGGGGCTTATATTTATCTTTATGGCGAACGGAGTTACATATGGTATTAATTTTCCATTCAGAGATTCTAGACGAGGTGATTTTTTAGAACTTACTCAACTAGAGTCTCAACAGGTAAAATCTGATTTAATTCACTTACTTTTAACAAGGAAGGGAAGTAGATATTATTTACCTGAATTTGGTACTAGATTATACGAATTCTTATTTGAACCATTTGATGGTTTGACTTTTGATGCAATTCAATCAGATATAAGAGATGCGGTTCAACAATTTATGCCGAACCTTTTATTAAATCAGATAACAATTACACCAGCGGATCCAATGGAGGAAGTTGATACTATGATAGGTGAAAATACTATTGGCACAAGTGAATCTCCAATTTACAGATTACCAGGAAAAGGTACTTCGGAATATACTGCAAAAATTAGAATAGATTACTCAAACAACAGATCGACTTTTGCTCAGAGTGATTTTGTTATTATTAATATTTAATATAGATGGCAAATCGTAAAATTTCATATACAACCAGAGATTATCAAGGAATAAGAACTG